TTTGCCAAAGCCTGAGCCTGAGCATTGGACTGTCCATCAGTAGGTGCATCAACAGGACCCGATATTGCACCACCTTTTACGGGGTCAGTTGTCGGTAATTGATATACATCATCAAATGAGTCTGTTGGAGTAAGTACTGCCATAATCGGTAATTGTGCGTTTAGGTTACAAAGATAATGGTATTTGTCGGCAATCCACCGTAGGTTGCTGAACCATCGTATGTGAACAATCCATCATACTCAGGTATAAGTGAATCGTAATAACCGATTCCGACAAGCTTGGACCGAGCGTTCTTGTAGTGGTTGATGTAGTCTACCAACTCCTGTATCTGAGTTGCTGTAAGACCGACCAACTCTGCTTCTGGAAGAATAACCACGAACTGCGCCCATCCGTTATTACCACCTGAGTATGTGATAAGACCGTTGTAGTTGTTTGAACCAGAATAGGTGACGGGAGCGTTACCATACCCTTCGATGATAACGGGAGTGGAATAACCAAGTGTTTCTACTGCTCGTTTTATCGCCCATGGTGTTCCGATACGCTTACGTGTTCTGACAGCAGCGAACAGTATCTCTCTTCTTTCCGCTTCGGTCTGAGCCTGAGCGAACCCGCCTATTCCGTTTACAGAAAGGTCGGTTGCCATTGTCTCCAATGCAGTCTCTTCCAACACACCCATCAGGAATGTCATAACAACCTCAACGGGAAATTGGTTGACACGATCAATGACAGCATCATCCAACCCTTTCAGATAAGGTACATTTGCTATGGGAGTCGGGAGGATAGACATCGTTTAACCTTCGTTAGTACCCGTAACAGTAACAGTAACAGAAGTGCAGAAACCATATTCGTTCGAATCAATTATCAGGTCGGTAAAAGCACCAAGATCTACATCGTAAACACCACTCACCATGCAAGCTGCAATGAGTTGGTCTGCCATCACATCTCGCCCCATTCTCTGACGTTGCTGAAGAACATAGGCTTCAACTGCTGTCTGAGCAAGTGATTGAACTGTAACAGGGTCGGCTGTTTCGTAGATGGTCAGGTCAATATCCAATGTGTAAGTGACCTGAGTTGGAGCAACAACCTGAACAGTATCTGTCAATGGCCTGACCTCATCCGCATCAAGTATTGCAAAAACCGCATCCAATACGGGAGTGGTCGGAACTGTTCCGTCTTCCAAAAGCGGATAGACGATAACTGTTCCTGGAGTGTTTGGAACAATATCAACACCCACATCAATTATTGCGGGATTGGCTGAGTAAGCCCAAAACTTATAAGCGTTTCTTGAACCAGCTGTTCCGAATGCGTCAGGAGCCAATCTTGCTCTTGAACGAAGTTGGTCATCTGTTTCCGCATCTGAGCCACCAGAACTCGCATCAGTATTTGTCGCAGAGGAAAGGAATGCTTGCGGGTCTAGTATGTTGGTGATGGTTCCAATGGCATATCCGTTGAAGTTAGCACCTGACGTTACCGATACGCATACAGCAGTAGCAGTTGTATCAGCAGGGTCCACAACGATGTCTGCTTGGGTTTGGAAGACAGCTAATCCATCTACACTTGAAACTCTTGTTCCTAGTGGTATCGTAACACCACCATGTCCTGATGGAAGTGTAAATTCGATGGTGACCAATGAGTTTGTTGCTGATAAGCGTGTCACACCCAACAGTTCAACCAAGTAATCCAATACGGGAGCGGTTGAGAAACTGATCAGGTTATTGGTTGCCGCAGCTTGCACCTGTGAACGTAGAAGTGATTCACGATACGCCCAAACATTGAGCAATATCCGTTCAACCTGAGCAGGTTGGAGTGTGATACCCAACTCTGTCTCGTAGAACGAAACCATCTCATTCAGAATGGTCTGAGGAACTACTTCTATCTGTATCGGTGCGGCCATTACTTCTTATCGGCTTTTCGTTTCTTCCATGCCCTGTATTCAGCAGCGCATTTGAAGACTACACTTGTTGAAATTGAAATGGTTGTCAGGATGAGGATTATTGGAGGGAAGAATTTGTTCACAAACTCACCTAATCCCAATCCATAGAAAGATACACTAAGAAGTAATCCTAGTGTGTCGAAACCAATAGCAACTTTACCGAGTGCGGTATGTTGGTCATTGATATTTTCGAGTGTCATTATCAGTTGGTCAATTATCATTACAGTCAGGTTTCCTAGTCCTTGGTTTCTGGCATAAGCTTGTCGATCAGATTGTCCGTGTAATACCCGATAAGGATAGATACAATTACTAATAGATCGCTTACGCTTATGTTCGATTCTGACAGGTCTAAACCTGATAAGGATAGTGCGTATGGGGTAACCACATTCAGCAACCTGACCAATAGGTAGGTTACAATGAACCCAATGAGCATATCATCCCAATTATCTTTGATCCAATACCATAGACTGAACTCTCTCTTGTTCTTAATACGTAAGAAACGCTGTCTCTTCTTCAGTAGATTACCTACCAATGCAAGTAGCATTGAAGAAACGAGTACTACTACTCCGTTATCTCCAACAAAGATGTCTATGTAGGTAAGTTCGTTCATTACAAAGTGATTACGCGGTAAACTACATAAACGGTTATGTCAGAATCCCCAGCCGTAGGGTTGCCTGTTGCAACCGTAACCTCAACCGCTGTATTTTCTAAATATTGAGTGTCTGTTGTTCCTGTTGCTGTTTGACCGTTCAATCTTCTATTTGTTGCAACCGTAGAATTAAGACATTGCAATGCGTGTTGAACATCAGTTGCACCGCTACATCCAACAGTCAAATTAACATTTGTAGCGTAAGCTGTTGTATTGAAATCAATCTTTACACTTGCGCTAATCACTTCAATAGCAGTACCAACTCCCTGTGCGGGAACAATGGTCAAAGGCGTAGAATTAAGCTGTAACACATCAGCACTTGCAATGGTTAAAGATGCCTCTTTTAAACAAGCACAACTTACAGTACTGAATGCGTTGGCAAATACCGTGTCGAATGGGGCGGAACTACTACCTATATTCACATTTCCTGTTGGGTACAAAAGACCTTCAACTCGTGCCGTATCAATACTCAACTTATCCGCATACTCTTTTGGAAGAATGAAACCACCTGACCTAGCCCACACCGCAGTATCGCTAAGTGACCCCACTTCTGACCAACCAGACCCATTCCACTTGAAAAAACCCTGCTCAGATTTTATCGTATCATTGACCTGTAATGGCTCTGCAAACTCATTCCTTTCAAGAAGGTTTGCAGATGAGCGCATCAACTCTTCCGAAACCTCCCGCAGATCCGCAGGTGTAATTGCTCCAGATGTATTATCTGGGAAGTTGGTTCCGATAAGGGATTTCAAAGTTGTCGTGTCAGACTGCCCTAATCCGATCAATGGAAGTAATACGAAAAGGAAAAGTAGTTTCTTCATTCAGGTTGCTTTGTTTTAAGCGAACCCACTTCCAAAACCGCTACTGAATGGACCTAATATGGCCGGACTAGCGAAATTCTGGTTGATTGGTACGCTTGCGACAAAGTTACCTAAATTACTTGTAATATAGATATGGAATATGACGTTGCTCAGGTTGCTCAGTTCATGCTTGATAGCAACAACAGTCACGCTTGGAACATCTCGTGTGAGTGTTTCCAGGATTCCTATCTTCCCGTTCGGGATGACAAAGTTTACGGGTTGATCTATTAACTGAGTGATATTGAAACCGAACTCAGGGTCAAATGGAACCGAACCTTTATCAGTAGACAAAGCCAATGCTATCTGCTGTTTCAGGTGGTTACGGTCTTTAACAATCGCTCCCTGCTCATCAATACTGAGTTGCCAATACTGAGTGTTTATATCGGATATGAGCGTTACGGCCATGACGCAAAGATACGGATTACAATGGTGGTTGTGTAGTGGCTGTCTCTGGGTTTCCGGTTACGATGACCTGATGAGTATGACCAATGAGAGAAACACTTGTAATTCCCGCAGTCACATCCGCACTCGCGTCTACTGAACCATTTACAGTAAGGTCACCATCAATCGTAACACCTCCACTTGCTTTGATTGTCATCTCACCCGTTGACCGGTTGAACACTACCTTGTTGTTCGCATTGAATACAACGGAAACAACATCCTGACCTGATTCCTCTGGTTGAAGGTTCTTGGAATAGATGGCTCCCAATATCACGCCCGTAATACCATTGTCAGACATAAGGCAAGCTACGTGTTCTTGGATGTCGAACGTATGGAAGTAGCTGTTCCCACTTGCACCATTGTGTATCGTAGGAAGCCAATCAGTAACAACCTCATCCTCACCGAATGAAACCTTACACAGACCTTTATCCGCGTCAATATCAGATATGCGACCGAATCTAAGCAAAAGACCTTCTTCCTTGTAATCTTGCCTGTTCCTGTATCATCTTGAACAACTCATCCTTATGCTGTGCAAGTTGATTGGAGAACGATTGTCTCTCAGCTTCAGTCGCACCACCGCTGATCGTAACTGTCGGGTTGTAATTGATGCTTGTTCCTCCTTGACTGTTGGAAACGGGAGAGATGATATTTGAATTTGTCACGTTGGAAGCCAATTGACTACTTGACCTACCAACTGTTGCTGAATTTGCAAGTGTAGCTGTCAGTCCTTTCTCTATCCGAATTGATTGGAGTGATGCCTGAGCATTCTTAGCCCAATCAAAACCTGTTACCTTCGCAATTATACCCATCAACTGTTGCAATGGGTAAAGAACTGAGTCAAGTATTGCTCTCCCGATAGCTTTTATTCCTGACAGAAATCCTCCAGAACTGAAAGCATTGGTTACTTCTGTCCAATGGTTCTTAATCGACATAAAAGCATTCACCAACCAACCTATCGGACCCATTAGTAACATCATCGCTGCTCCGAACTCTTTCCATTTGGAAACTGCTACTCCTATGTAGGAAACTACCACTCCTATTGCTACTCCTATCGCTATTAAAGGAAGATAAGCGGCTATTAACGGAGACACAAAAGCCCATGCAGCGGTTGCTGCCGTTGAAAAAGCTGGAACCGCATTCATTATCAAAACACTAGAAACCGTATATAGGTGAAGTATCAATTGCCACATACCAGATGCCAAAAGCCGTAAAGCTGTTACTGATCCACTTAATACAGATGAGAATAATCCGAATACAGCAGACCCTTTAATTGTTGACATCGTTGCAGCTACTATTGCCGTATTTCCAAGAAATAAAGTTGCTTGATATAAGAAAACCGCACCCGTTACAGCAGTAAACGCCATAACCGCACCCATCAAAACCTGAGATAACAACTGATTCTCCTTAAAGAAATCAGATACACTCTTGATGATAGGGATCAAAGCTTCACCGAATGCTTTCATTGCAGGCATTACCGCATCACCGAACACAGCGGCAAAACGACCTATCTCATCTGATAACCTTACCCAAATACCTTGAGCGGAACCAGACATGATCTTCATACCATTGGCAAACTGACCACCATCATCCGTTGCTCGTTTGAAAGCCTTGTGCAGAATATCAAAACTCAATTGACCGTTCTCGGCCATCTTTTTCAGTTCTGCGCTGTTCTTTCCTGTTACTTCTTGAAGCATCTTGAAGATGGGAACACCCGCGTTGACGAACTGCGTAAGGTCGCGGGTCATTACTCGGTTCTCACCTGCTGCCTGACCGTATGCGATCATCGCTGCTTGAATATCTCCGCCCGCAATGGTAACGACATCACCCAACATCTTAATGTCTTTCAGAGCGTCCTTTGATGCTCGGCCGAAACCCATCAATCTTGTTGTTCCCGTAGCAACATCCTCCAATGTAAGAGGTGTCTCAGAAGCAAGTCTTACCGTTTCCTTGTAAACCCGCATACCCTCGGCCTGGGATTGCGTAAGAGCAATCATCCT